CTCTGTTCCTTTGTTCTGATTATGTTATATCACTATTATTAGCACTCGTCAATAGAGAGTGCTAATAATATCTGTGAACATTTTGTGTTTTCTGCTTTATCACATTTCGCAATACATCTTTACGCAAAACAGGAACTCTTTACTTCCGGATCCCGGGATCGGCATCAATACAATCTCTTCCGGTTTATAGTACCCATCCTTATAACAAACATGGCAGCCGTTTCCTTTGAACGACTGCCATTTGTTATCGATTTTTATTACAAAAACTCGATAAATCCTTTTTCCATGCAGATCTCATAATGCGCTGCTTCTTCCCCTCTTTTGGAAGATTTACATTTATCACTATTCTGACCCGTAGTAAATTCGTAGTAATAATATGTATTGCAGTCTCGATCTACGGCGATTTGCTACAAAGTGCCTCATTTTGAAAGAGGCGTTCATCTGCTTGCCCAGCAGACAAATACTTCTCTTTAAGCAAATATCGTCAACATTTGCACGTTATACCATATCTTGTATGCAGCAAAATGTGCTTATACAACATATTGTGGTTACTCTCATCAGTCGTAGTAAAACGGTAGTAGAAATATTTCCTATTGCCGCGATTTGCCGCGTTTTGCCCAACAAGTCGCAGCAAGAACATGTGTTCTATCTCCTGCCGTGGCAAATGAAACAGATTTTTATCACTTTGTTCATAACCCTCCAAATCCCTCAAAAATCCTTTATTTATCACCTTTTTTTGAGGTTTCTCCCTTTCGGGGATTTTCATGTAAATCTCCGTGAATGTACATAAATATGATGCGAAAATGTGTAGACCGAGTGCAGAAATGTGTGTGACCGGGCGGCTGGAGATCAATCCTTCAGGCCTCACCGGATACAGTCTTTATGTCTTAATCTAAGCGATATTGAGACTCGAAATGCTCAACCTGCTTCAGATATACAGTTCATAATAACACTTATCATCATTTCTTTCTCTTCCGGCTTTGACTCCGCGATCATGATTGTCAACGCAACAAGTGTATGATCGTCTAAAAGCTTATTTCCTTCATCGTCATAAAGAATCCGGTTGCGATCAAGGAAATAAAGGAATATTGTCGCCGCTATTCTCTTATTTCCATCGAAAAAACTGTGATTTTTTGTCACAAAATAGAGAAGATTTGCTGCCTTCTCTTCCAGCGTCGGATATATCTCCTGTCCGCCAAAAGACTGATATATATTTCCAATACTTCCTTTAAAGGAATCATCTTTTTCCTTCCCGAATAATTCTGACTCATTTCCAAAACGCATTCTGTCTATCACTGAACGGCATTCTTCATAGCTCAGGATATAAGCAGCATCTGATCCCTTCGGCCGCTGCAGACTTTGATGATCATAGGCATCCAGCATGTTCAGCGCCGTACTATAACGCTCTATGACAGACAGCACCTGCTTACTGTCCAGGGAGTCCTGGGTACGCTTCATCAGCCGCACCACCTCGCCCAATTGATTTATTCTCCGTTCATTTACAGCATACCCCTGCAAAATATACTGCCGCAGCACACTGTTCGCCCACTTGCGAAACTCTACACCCCTGTTTGATTTCACTCGGTATCCCACGGAGATGATCATATCCAGATTGTAGTATTCGATTTCTCGCGTAACGGATCGGTTTCCTTCTTCCTGAACTGTCGCAAATTTTGCGACAGTTGAAGAGTCCACCTCTTCGCGAAGTGCATTACTGATATGCTTGCCAATGGTCTTAACATCTCTTTCAAATAGCTCTGCCATCTGACTGCGATTTAACCATACTGTATCTCCGGTCATACGGACCGGCAAAATTATACTGCTGTCTTTTGTTTCAAACAGCACAATATCACTTTTATTCATACATTCCATCCCCATGTCATGTGAATATCAATTTATACGTTAGAAACTGCAGCGCTTAATGACTCAATTGAAAAATATCGTTTACACTTTTTCCAAAGAACTCCGATATCTTCATAGCTAATTCCAATGTCGGATCATACTTATCATTCTCTATTGCGATGATCGTCTGTCTGGTGACTCCGAGTATTTCTGCCAGATCTTCCTGCCGCAATTTCATGTTCTTCCGGAGTTCTTTGATATTATTCTTCATCCTCTTCCACCACATCGGTCATTCGCCTGGTTTCATATATTTTGATCCCATTGTAAATCAACATTCCAAGTATTCCAAAGATAAAAACAGGCGATGGAAATACCCCTGTGATAATCCTTTCCACAATGCAATAACACATAATAGCTATTTCCAAAAAGCCAAAGGCATACCTGGCAGCTTTCAGATTGATCGCCATTTCCATTTCATCTGCCTTTTTTAGGACCACCTTCATATTGAACCCTCCAGAAATGTTAAAATATTTTTACATTTCTATGCTATATTCCACAGTGCAAAATGTCAAGATGTTTTAACATTTTTTTGCCTTAAAGAAAAGACGTTCACTAAGGAACGTCTTTAAATAGGCTTTTATCAATACTTCCATCCGCCGTCATATCCGTACTATTCAAAATTTTATGTAAATCGTGTGTAGTAAAGCACTTTCAAGTGCCAAAAAAAGCCTTTATTTATCAGGCTTTTTCGGTTCTTCTTAATATGTTGCCGTGGCAGATAAAAAGCACTTTAATCATATTGGATTTCCTTCCTGTAAGGGCACGATTTGCCGCACAATGCCGCATTTTGCGCAGCCGGTTTTCAGGCACATACTATCCAAAAAAATAGGCCAAAATGGCAAATCGTGGCAAAATGAGGCAAATCGAGGACGTCATTCGTAGTAAAATCGTAGTAGAAATCGGGGTGTTTTACTACCGGTGTCCTTTCGTGACTTTAGGTGACCTGGAGTGTAGGTCATGGATGGGTGATCGACATACCGGAATTTGCAACAATCACTGCTCAATGATTTTTTTCACAGCAGCAGGAACTCCCGCAATCATTGCGTTGTCCGGAACATCTTTTGTTACAACGCTTCCTGCCGCAATGACACAACCATTTCCAATGGTTACGCCCTGTAGAACTGTTACATTTGCTCCAAACCAACAGTTATCTCCAATAATAATCGGCAATGCTCTTTCAAGCCCCTTATTACGTGTCTTGTAATCCAACGGATGGCTCGCCGTGTAAAAACCGCAAAAAGGCCCGATGAAAACATTGTTCCCAATGGAAATAGTGCCGCCATCCATAAAATAACAGCCATGGTTCACGAAGCATCCGCTTCCAAATTTTGTATTATTCCCGTAGTCAAAATAAACAGGCGCAAGAATGGTTAGCCCATCCGGCAATTCCGTATTCAAAAGTTTTTTTAATGTAGATAATTGTTCATCACTGCCGGGTTTAGACATATTAAAACTATAGCAGAGTGCTTCTGCTTTGCTTCTTTCTGCTAAAAGTTCTTCGTCGAAATTGGCATCGTGCCAATCTCCTCGTGTCATTTTTTCTTTTTCCGTCATATCCCTCCCTCGTCAAATCCCGAACTACATCTCCGCCCTACCAACCTTCCGCCCTATTATACCACCTAACAAAAAAAGCGCCCACCGCCATAATGGCGATGAGCGCGAATTCCAGTTCTCAAACAACTCTGAACATCTTCTTACTGAGTTTATCTTTACTTTCTCCTCCGCCGGAGAGCTTCTCCTGCTCTCTCCGGGCTGACTCGACTTCCTCCATCCTGGCCATCTCCGCTGCCGCATCCTCCATCCCCAGATGTGTGTAAACGTTCATCGTGACACCGATGTCGCTGTGCCCCATCAGGTACTGCAGCGTCTTGGGGTTCATTCCCGCCTTCGCTTGATTGCTGCAGTAAGTATGGCGGCAGATGTGCGGAGTGATGTTCGGCAGCTGCTCCCGGTAGATCTCGTTATAACGGCTGACCGCATGGTTGAACCGGTGCTCCCAGTGCATCGCCACTTCCGGCATGCCGTTCTTGTCTAGGTACAGAAACCCTGTATAGCCGCCAACCATCTTCTCTACCCGAGGTGCTTCGCGGTCCTCCAGGATCGCCTGAAAGCAGCGGAATACTTCCTCTGTCATGGGCAGCTTCCTTGTACCTGCATTCGTCTTGGTAGACTCGATCATGTACTCCATTTTGGTAGTCCGCTGCAACTGCTTGTTGATGTCAATGATCCGCTTCTCCATATCGAGATCGTGAATGGTCAATCCGCAGAACTCGGAGATTCGCATTCCTGTATGAAACAGGATGTAGAATGCCTCGTAGTATCTGCAGTAGTTGTTATCGTCGTGCACGAACTTCAGGAACTTGCGCATCTGGTCTTTCGTGATAGCCTCCCTCGTCACGCTGTCGTTGATCACCACCCCGGCAAGCTGGAACCCGAATGGATTCTTCTGCAGGTAGTCGTCGTCGACTGCCATCTGGAAGGCGGGACGGAGCACGCCTCTCACTGTTTTGACACTGCTGTATCCCTTGCCATCAGCCTGCATCTTGATCAGAAACAGCTTCGCGTCTGAGGTCTTTACATCCCCGATCCGCTTCCCGCTGAAATCCTCCTTCTCCAGGAGATTTATCACGAATCTATAGTTTGTAAGCGTGCTCGGCTTTGCTCCAGTCCTGGTGGCCAGGTATCTCCTCACCAGCTCCATTACCGTCAAGTTTTTCATCGAGGGATCCATCTGCGAGTCGAGGTCGTATCCGATCTTCTTCTCCATTTCCCTCAGCGAGAGGCAGGGCTTTTTCCCTTGCGGCAGCTTATCCGTCGGCTCAAGCCTCCAGCTGTATATAAACTTCGCCTTGCCGTTCACGTGGTACTTGAACTGGTACAGGCCATCCTCCCTGACTGACTCGCCGACCCTCAGAACTCTATGTTTTGAATCTCTTCTTTTAGGAAACGCGCGCTTTGCCATTCTTTAATTCCTCCATAATCTCCGGGTGATCCTCCATGTACTCCTCAAACTCATCGCGGATGATGATCTTCCGCGTTTTGAAGAATGCCACGAAGGGAAGCTCCTCTTCCCCCTCAAGCAGCTTCTTGAACTTCCTGCGGCTGAGGTCGTAGAAAACGATCGCTTCTTCCGGGTTAAATATACTTTTGTCCTCCAATTGTGCTCTTTTCAATTCTTCTCCTTTGGTACCCGGCATAATCGGGGTTTTCTTCAAGTACGCCTCAAACTCGGCTCGGATGATCAGGTAGCGGTTGCCGTTGTAGGCTGAGAATGTACCGAGGTGGTCTTCCGCTAGCCTTCTCATCCTCTTGATACCGATGCCGAAATACTCGGCCGCTTCCTTGATGGTCAGCGAGTACTTTTCACTTGTTGCTAATTTCTGGTTCATAGTGATGCCTCCTTTTTTTGGTATGCTATACATCACTCTGAACCGTACTAATAGCAACAACTATTTGGCAGACAAAAAGGATTTATATCGCCGATGCTCTCCGCAAATAATCCTCAAATCTCTCGCGCAAAATGAGGTATCTGTTTCCGTTGTAGACTGCAAAGTCTCCCAGGTTATCCTCTGCCAGCCGGCGCATCTTCTTTACGCCGATGCTGAAATACTCGGCCGCCTCCTTGATGGTAAGCGAGTACTTCTCGCTAAATGGTTTTTTCTGTTCACTCATGACTTGGTCCTCCTTCTACTATTACTCCCCCACCTGGAGCAAATTTTTCCGGAACTTTTCTATCTTTTCTCCGACAAAAATGAAGGCGGATTCCAAAACGGGAGCAAAAAAAATAAGACCCGCAGGTATTAAGCTGCGAGCCTTACATTTTATTGTTTATGAACCAGTCCTCATGCTCTGATATGTACTCCAGGGCTTCTGAGAGCGATCGGTACGTTCCTTTTTGTCTGTGGTAGGGATCTCTCCGGGAATGTCGGTGCAGGATATAACAATCCCGGTTTTCATAATTTGACACCACGATCCACTCATGGTCAGTAGTTTGGCTGTAGATCGTGACATCGTGATGGTTTACCTGCACAATGTCATAAGATGACTTCTTAAGGTATGCGATATCAGAATCCGTAAACATCAGATTCTTCCACACCTCTCATTCATGATCTTGACGTTGTCGGCAAGCCACTGTGAGAACTCTATGGAATCCAGTTTATTAGCCGAGCAATATACATCGACTAAAGTGCAACATAGTGAACCAAAGTCTTGTTTATCCAAAGCGTTACATCTTTCCGTTATCTCCGATAATATTCTACAAATTTTGGTATAGCTACTCTCGAATTCATCTTTTCGGCCTTCTTCAACTCCGGTCTCCTTTAATGCCAGGTTTATGCTGCCTACAGCCTCCTTTATATCACTAATGATCGGATCCAGAGCCCTCCGGACTACTATAAGAGCCTCGTGGTCATTGGCATACACCGGGTGATCCTCAGACATCGTTATCACTGTCTGAACGGCCTGCAGATCTTCATAGGCGAGTCTAATCAGCTCGGTGCTGTCCTGAACATTGATACTCACCATACTATTCTTTTCATGCGAGCTTTCGCCCATAGATTTCTGCAGATGCAGGTTGCCTTGTGTTTCTGTCATAACTGTCTGCCTCCTTTCGCCGCGATAGTATCACTTTCAGAAGCAGGATGGAATACTTTGAGTCTACTAAATTACTAAAATGGCCATTCTTGTGATTTTAGTACAAAAATCTCAAAGGATATTAAACTGCATTAGAAATCTACTCTTTATTCCAACTTGTAATCAAACTTAAAAATGAATATAGTAAAAATGTGGAAATTGCGAGTTTAAGTCTATTGCTTATTGAATGTGAGAATTAATCGGGAGGATATTAGGCATGGGATTGCTAGAAAACAACCTGAAGAAAAAGGAAGAAGAGGCTGAAGGTTTTTTAGTTGACGAGAGAAAAAGAGACCATTTCCTTAAAAGGCTCGAGAACAAACTCAAAGTAGTTCCAAAAGTCGGTGACAAACTCGCAAAAGCACCTATCTTTGCTTCATTATTGTATGACTATTTTAAAGGTAATTATAAAGAGATTCCCGTCGGGTCAATTCTTTCTGTAATAGCTTGTCTACTATATTTTGTTTCTACAATTGATTTTATTCCTGATGTTATTCCATTCCTTGGTTATGTAGATGATGCTATGTGCTTAGCTCTTTGCAGTCAATGGGTCAGTCAGGATATTATAGAATATGAAGCTTGGAGGAGAGAACAGATTACTTAATCCTAATTAACAGATTAAAACAATAAGCCTGTGAGCCATATCATATCGATACAGCCCACAGGCTTATTCATCGTCAAATCTTCTCAGTTTTGCTGAGCTGGATCCATCCAGCTCCGCTCTTGAGCCTTCCCCAGTCTCCATTCACCTCTACGATCGTAAAGATTCCGACGGGGCACTTCCTTTGGGCTTTCCCATAGGAAGTACCAGGGCCTTTCCGGATCTCGATCTCGTTCTTCACCCTTACAAGGAAGGGAACCCTTATACCAGCTGGGCGGTACACTTCTTTCCCGTTCCAGTCGAACACTGCATAGGCACTCCCCGCCTTGTCGGCTGCGGCTTTCGCATTTGCTAGAATACTGTAAGCACCGATCTGGGAGCTCGCACTCTGCCAGGATTTTCTGACGCGGTAGAACCGAGCAGGCTTTCCATCATAAGGCACATCAAAAGTCCACACGTTTCCGCCCTGCCTTACAGACAGCTTCCCGGCCGCAGCGGTCATGATGATCTCGGCGTTCTGCATCAGGACCTTCACGCCCTGCTCGATAAGACGCCTGGATCCGTATGCCGTAAACCCTGTTGTACCGGGGCCCTTAGACTCGATATTGGTCTCAAAGGCGATTACGCATCCGGCGTTTCGTGCCGCCTGAGCATTGCTCCTGGAGCAGCTGTTCCCGTGATGGGGAACTTTCAGGACAAATACTTTGTCGCCAAAGTACGCGAACGCTTCCTTCAGATCTGTTGGACCGTCACCTGTAGTGAGGAACCTGAGCTTCGGAAAATAGCAGCAGAGGGATCCGTCGTTGGTAAAAGCATAGGCATTCCCGTCATCCAAGTCCGTGAAATGTGTCGGCTGCTTCCTCCATACCTTGAACTCGATATCACCCAGGGCCACGTACCTTCCGGTATCCAGGTAGTCGATCGTGGCGCCTCTACCCCTGGCCTGGCTAATGCAGGCGTTCAGGTTGTCATAGTCCTCCTTGACGGATCTTCCATTGGCGCTGCTTCCGATGCCATGTTTGATGCTGTCCGGGTCATAACAGAAAAAGGTTTCAATACTGAAAAAGCTGTCCGCCATGATCATCCGGAGTCCTTTGTAGTGGTCGTAATGAGGATGGGACAGCATTAGGTGCAGTTCCTTATAATTATGTTTTTTCAGGTAGCTAATCAGTGACTTAGTAGGCGCCCCACCATCAAATCCATCAATGACCAGCGTCTGGCCAGATTCGCTGTGAATCACCATGCCGTCGCCATGTCGCTCATCGCTCCTGCTTGTCGTAAAGCCCGGCACATAGATCGTGATAGCCATCGCAGCGGTATTCGACTTCTCTTCCTTCTTTGCAGGAGCAACTGCCACATCGTACTGCGTGAGTTTCCACTCTTCAATGATGCTGCAGAGCTTTTCCACATATGTGGGGCTTGTCGCGTATCCGCCGTCTTTGATGATCTGCGCAGCTTTCCGGTAGTCCGTACAGCCTTTCAGACCTTCATAGCGGAGGACGCTGCCTTTCTTCGCTCCCAGAAGGTAAGCGGAATGATCACCGACGGACTCCTGCCAGGACTTGTACGCCCGGAAGTCTGCCTGCACAGTTGCGGGACCGGAAGCATATACTTCCTTCGTTTCCTTGCTATATACACTCTTTCCGTCCCAGGTGGAGCCAGACCAGGTATTTCCAGAAAGCGACTTTTTCATCCCGAAGAGGTTGTTGGCGTTTATGGCCAGCTCACTTCTCCCCCATCCGGATTCAAGGATCGCCTGTGCAATGGTGACCGATGCAATGATACCGTTCACCTTTTGGTCTGTCTGCGCCATGGGAGCTACTTTCTCAATGAAGGCTTCTGTATAAGGCTTAGTATCCGTTTTCCCTCTGCTCTGATACTGCGCAGTCAGAGCCGCTTTTGACTTAGGGCCGTAGATACCGTCCACAAAGAGTCCTGCTGCCCTCTGGAATGCCTCGACTGCCTTCAGCGTATCGTTACCAAAGATGCCGTCCGCTCCACAACCGCCGCAGGAGTACCCGCAGGCGATGAGCATCTTCTGCATCTCCATAACGGCACTGCCCCGATCGCCCTTACCGAGCATAACCTCCGTCCCAGCAGGCGCTGTAGCATCGCCAAGCTCTGCCGTGACTTTCTGCGCCAGGTCTCCCAACCTAGAATAGAGCCAGTCGCCTGGACAGCTTTTGTTGGCGAACCATCTGTGGACCGTGATGACCATCTCGTCAGCTGCCGGAGAATAGTTAAGGGTCTTGTTCTTATCTCCAAACCAGAGCAGTTTCTTCTTCCCGTTTCTCCTGCAGATATCTGCGCAGAGCCCCACGAGCGTCTGGTATACCACATCATTCATCCGGTAAGGGCTGAATGTATCGGATGCGCATTCGATCGTCACTGCTCTCTGGTCATTAGCACTACTCGAGGTGCACCAAGAACGGTTTTTCTCCTCCACGTAAAGGCCTACACGGCCGTCCTTGTCGATGCCGTAGTTGCTAGACGCCTGATAGGAGGCGCGGGCAAAGAGGTTTCCCAGGCTCTCTGCAGTCACCTGCCCCACCACGCAGTGGGGCGAGATTCGGTCGATGCTGTGAGTCCTCTGTCCGGAATGGTTCGGGCTCAGCTTTGTATGTACTACCATCTTGCTGTTCGTATAAGCCATCACTCTTCCTCCTTTTCCTTCTCAGCCCTGTCATGGAGCTGCTCCAGTACGTCCTTGAGCTTTTCCGGGACCGGCAGCCCCAGGTGCGCCGCATTCTCCAGAAGGCTCACACCCTCATTGGAGAGATAAAAGAAAATGACCGCCGTCCGGAGCACGCTCCCGGTGGCGATCACATTGACGTCAAGCACGTGGGCGATGCCCACAAGCATGAATATAATTACTTTTCTGCAGATCCCTTTAAATCCGATCTCGCTAGACAGCTTTTTGTCTGCGATGGCACACATGACGCCGGTGATGTAATCCGTAACAGCGAACACCACCAGCGCTATGAGAAGCCCGTCGCATCCTCCAAGGAAATACCCCAGCCAGCCGCCGACAGCTGTAAAAATGATCTGTATTAAATTCCAAAACTCCTTCATATACTTTCCTCCTCTTACCGCACGTAGTACCATGTCACGGCCGAATTCGCGACACTATTCTTCTGGTTGTAGACGCTCTGCGCTCTTATCTTTATACTTCCGTCGGATATATAGGCATTCCAAACGACATCACCATCAAAAGCAGTTCCCCATCTCGTGGCATAGAGACCCTGCGTTGCGCTGCTGAGCATCGGCAGTGCCAGGATCTTTGTCATATAAACAGGTATGCCACCTGTCACAGTAATCTGAGTCACGGCCGCGATCTCATGCACTCCAGCCCTCTGTACTGTCAGCCACTCCCCGCCGGTCTTCGATCCAACATATCTCCACTCAAGCAGCGTATCCACGATCCCCGCCAGAGCCTCATGGCTCTGATAGACTGCCTCCAGGGATGGCATAATAAAAAACAGCGGCACGATGTCGTCAATCGTAAAGCCGCTGAAATGCACTCTGTATAAAGGAAAATCTACTGTCTCCCCATTTACTATCTCCCCTGTGTTATAGGACGGCACCGACGGGGTTCCCTCCGATGGTGTCCCCGTAATTGTCACAAGGCTCACATCCTCCACGCCAGTAGCTGCGTCCTTTGAATACCTTGCGACCAGCAGGTCATTCCGGTACATGCCGCTGCTCCCGGGCTGCATCACGATGTTCTCCTCTTCGCCAAGGTCTATCCTGAAATGGCATCCCTGCATGATCCCGTCCCCGTCGCTGACTGTGATCGTGTTGGTATCCGTAAGCTGTGCTTCAAATTCGTTTCCCGTTCCCAGGACATACATCTGCCTCCCGAACACCCCCTGGTAGAAGCTCTGATGGTCCTGGCTGGTGATATGGGGTTCTCCCCTGTATCCTGTTACGATCTTCACTCTATCTCCTCCAATCCATACTCAACTGAAGAAACGCCCCCTGTAATCTTCAGGACCTTCTTCGTCACTGTTACCTTCACGTCGACTCCGGTGATATAATCATGGCCGCCGACCATATCCCCAATATCGACACTTATATCTGATCCCTCTTCGAGGGAGACTTCCATTTCATCTGTGCTGATAAGCTCAGCAAGTTTCTTAGTCCCGTCACGGATGAGCGCCTCAGCGTTCTCCGCGTTCGGATAGTCATACACAGCCTGGATCTCTTTCTCCCCCGTAAATGTCTGCGTCTGGCTGATCTCACGGTCTGTGCCGGCATAAAGATGGACCACTGTCCTGTCCTTTAACTGCCCGGATCCCAGGCAGATCAGGTGGTTCACAAACCCGTAGTCCTTCCTGCTGATAAAATCAAGCTGGTAGTCCTGAGAGATCTGCACCTTGTTTGAAAGGTCCCTGATGGTCTCCGCAGACAAAAAGACGTATCCACCTTCCTGCGTCTGCCTGTAAGAGATCACCAGCTTATATCCGTTCTCCCGCAGCATCTTCGTAAGCCCGTCCAGGACTGAGCAGTACCTCTCGAACCGGTAATCTGTAACGATCTTGATCACACGATCATCCGTTACTTTAAACAACTCCCCAAAGCTGCTGCCGATCACTGTCCGAATACAGGCATTAAGGTCCCCGGATACAGTAAAGTAATCAGAACCTGCCGGCGGACAGATAAAGCGCTGGGCCAGCATCCCCCTCCAGGTGGTCCCCGTGATCTGGATCAAGTCCTCCTTTGTGTTTCCGGAAATAGCACGGATCACACCGCCATACTCCGTTCCCGGAACATAGACGTACATGCCGGGCTGCAGCGTCCCGTCCCATTCTGGATAGGGGATATAGAGTACGAAGTCGTTCTTTTCCCCCAGCTCCAGGTCGATATCAAAATCGAGAAAGCCGATCTCTGCCAGCTTCTCATCTGCAAAGATCAGTCTTTCCATCTTGCCTCATCCCTTTCTTTGTACATCGTGATCTCAAAATAAAAACTCCCCGACCAGTTCACCCTGCTCTGTCCGATCGGGGCCGGAGTAAAGACACTCTCTTCCTTACTTCGGTTATTGAACTCATTGATCTTTTTCCGGCGCCCAAGCTCTCCGGTCTCCCGGATCACTGTTTCATTTACCTGGTCGATCGTGAGCGTATCCCCTTCCTCCAGAGTGCAAAGGACACTGTAGTAATGTTCCCCGATCCAGATCTTAGGATTTACCGTGGGACCATAGATCGTAAACTTCAGCTTACAGGGGACCGCTGTATCGTTCGTGATACGCCCTTCGCCGGCTGTCTTTCCCTTATAGTCATGAAGGAAGTCGTACTCATAGTCCAGGTAGCCTGAGTCGGCGTCGACCGCTGAGGCGTAGAACTTTATCACCTCTTCCTTCACCCAGAAGGGATAGGGACAGAAGACCTCAATGTTAACCTTCTGCCTGCGTTCATCCGCCTGCGGGTCGACCGAGGTGATGAAGCAGGATACGCAGTAGGAATTCCAATAGATCTTCCCTGGTCTTCTATTTCTGATGTCGAATACGCGGGCATCGTGAAATTCATCAAGGAGCGCGAAGTTCTCTTCCTGAGTGCCCATGAGTACGAGCTGTGCCTGATAAGTGAGGGCTTCTCTTTTGAAACGGCTGACCTTGAGCCCAAACCCCAGATCCCGCCCTTCTGCTTTCCATCCCGAGGAGTGGAAGTTTGATTCCTTTACCTTGAGTCCATCACTCATAAAGGAGAATTCCCTTCCCCTTGAACTTATGTATTTAAGGATCATGCAAGGCTCACCCCCATTCCTCTGAGCGTCCTGCCGAACTCCCGTCCATTCAGGCTGATGCCTATATCGGCATCCTGCATGCCGGCCTTGACCGCCTCATAGATGACCGCTGCGTTCTCTCCGCCTCCGGTTACAGCGATGATCCTGTTAACTGCTTTGTCCATGTAGGAGTAAAAGGCATCCAGCGGAAGAACTGCTTCCGAACCGGCCTCGCCTACGCCGATGATGGAAGGCGAATTGAAGATGCCGCCAGTTTTATACCAGTCCACGCTAAAGTGCGGAACACCGCCCTTAAGCCAGTCCAGCGGATTGGAGGATCCGGAAACACTGATATGAGGGAGCTTAAGATGCGGCAGGCTCCACTCGAAATCCATGAAACCTTTGATCTTGTTGATTGCATTTCTTACTGCATCCCTGGCGCCCTCGATCGGCCGCACGATGGCATTTCTGATCGAGTTCCAGGCAGAAGAAGTAACGCTCCGGATGCCGCTCCACGCATTGGAGAAAAAGCTCCGGATAAAAGACAATACCGTGATCACCACAGCTTTTACCGCATTCAGGACATTTGTGATATTGGTCCCGAAGAAGGAAAGAAATACATTCAGAACGTTCTTCATCGTAGTTGTAACGTTGGTGAATGTCCCGGTGATCCCATTCCAGATAGAAGAGAATATCTCATCTACTCCCTGCCATACCAGCTCCCAGTTGCCAGTAAAAAGGCCGCTGAACACATCAAGGATCCCGGTGATCACGCCGAGGATCATCTCAAGGTTTGCGGCAATCGCATTAAAAGCGCCGATAAAGACAGGCCCAAGGATCTGGCATAGGCCTTCCCAGACGACCCGGATCCCGGCAGCCACAGCGGAAAAGCTAAAGCCCATGTCCGCGAGTCTCTGCCTTATCCCCGCAACAAATGTGGATACTGTGGAATGGATCTTATTCCAAGTTCCGATGATGGCATCTCGAAAGCCCTCGTTTGTTCTCCATAAATGAAGAAACGCAGCCACAAGGACTGCGATCACTGCTACGACAGCAAGCACCGGCGCTGAGATCCCGCCAAGTGCTGCTCCAATCTTTCCAAGTATTCCGTGGGCATTTCCCACAGCCACTTTGAGTTTTCCAAAGGATCCTGCCAGCTTTACGAATCCCTGCATGGCCACCCCGGTCCTAGAAATACAGGTCCCGAGTATCACAAGAAATGGCCCGAGGGCTGCTACGAGGAGACCGATCCGGAGGATGGCGTTTCTCTGTCCCTCGCTCATACCATTCAGCTTGTCAATAAATCCCTGAATAGCCGTGACGATCTTCCGGACCGCCGGCATCAGTGCGTCACCAAATGAGATCGCCAGTTCCTGCAGCTGTGACTTCAGGATCGTTATCTGGCCGTTCAGGTTATCCTGCATGACCGCTGCCATCTTCTCAGCGGCTCCACTGTAACCCTCCACTTCGTCGGAGCATGTGGAGATAGCATCTTCCAGCTTTTCGATGTCTCCTGGCGCCGCGCTCATCAGCGCGAGGAACCCGGACATAGCGTTCTTTCCGACCAGGGTCTCTGCTGCCGCTGTCTTCTCTGACTCCGTCATCTTGGAAAAGGCGCCCCTACAGTCTGCGATGATGTCGGAAAACTCCCTCATGGATCCATCCGCGTTTGTAGTCAGGATCGTCACATCGCCAAGCGCTTCACCGTACAGTCCCAGATCTCCCTGGAGCCTTGTCATGATGGTCCGGAGGGAAGTACCTGCCTGCGAGGACTTGATTCCGGCATTTGCCATAAGGCCGATCGCCTCTGCTGTATCTTCCGCCGTGTACCCAAGTGCTCCAGCAATCGGAGCACAGTATTTGAAGGTCTCGCCCATCATAGAGACATTCGTATTTGCGTTGGAAGAAGCCGCCGCAAGTAGGTCCGCAAAGTGACCGCTGTCACCGGCTGTCAGTCCAAAAGCGGTCAGGGCGTCCGTCACGATATCTGATGTTGTTGCCAGGTCCTCTCCGGATGCCGCCGCCAGGTTCATGATGCCCTCGATACCAGACAGCATATCCTCTGTCTTCCAGCCGGCCATGGCCATGTAGTTCATAGCTTCCGCAGCTTCCGAAGCGGAGAACTTTGTCTTGGCACCCATCTCACGGGCTTTCTCCCGAAGAGCATCGAAGTCCTCTCCTGTCGCTCCTGATACCGCAGCCACCTGGCTCATGGCGGAATCAAAATCCGCCGAGGTCTTAACTGCCACAGTGCCAAGTCCTGCCACCGCGCCAGAGACAGGCATCACGGCTCGTCCGGCACTGGCAATCGTATCGCCAACCTTCTCGAACTTTTTCCCTGCCTCATCGATCTTGGAAAGGACACTGCTTGTCGTCTCGGCTTCCTGCTGTAAGCGCCGCAGTTCCTCCTCTGTCTCAATGATCTCCCTCTGCAGGGCATCGTACTTGTCCTGCCCGAGACTGCCTTCCTCCAGTTGCTGCCTTGCCTGCTCCTGAGCGTTCTTGAGCGCCTCCAGCTTTTCCTTGGTGGCATCAACCGCATCCTTTAGAAGCTTCTGCTTCTGGGTGACGAGGTTGGTATTGGCTGGATCGAGTTTCAGGAGCTTATTCACATCCTTCAGGGAGGACTGCGTTGTTTTGATCGTAGAGTTTACGCCTTTGAGGGCTTTATCCAGACCGGTTGTATCTCCGCTAATCTCAACTGTGATTCCCTTGATTCTATTTGCCATACCTCATCACCTCCTTTCAGGGCAAAATAAAAGCACCAGTCATTTCTGACTGATGCTCATAAAATCGTATCCATGTTTTGTCCTAACTTTAGTAATCATAGTATTTCTATGATAATACCTGCTCCTGTCAAAATAGTTCCTGCGGCAGCACCAATTTTTTCTTTGAGTTCTGATAAGCGCATTTCATCTTTAATTATGGTGGCTACATTTTTTGCCTCTTTTTCTCTTGAGCTGGCTTCAATTAAGCAATCTGCCACTTTTCTTAGTACGGCATCATGATCATTCTTTAACAAACTCTCAATATCAATCAAAACACTCTTTTTATAGTGAAGCTCCCCCTTATAATAATTACATAATAAAAATCCTGTGAAGGAACCTAAACGACGATTACCTTTCAATAACGAAGAAAGCAATTTTACTTCTTCTACATATTTTGCGGTATCAAAAACCAAACTATTTGTATCGCCAGCAAGTGAAATACTATCCGGAACAGAATTCTTGTATCGATAGTTATTCATATAATATCCCAGCCAAAAGAAATCCGTATCATTTTCCGAAAAATGGTGCCAATACTCATAATTTTCATCAACCATTTTCTTCACAGAAGATATTGAGTAACGTGCTAGTACGATTACAATTACTTGATGCTGATTATTCTTATATTTTTGGGAACAAATTCTACTAATATCGCTGATTCCTAGTCCTCTTCTCTCGCCTCCTGATGATCCACCGCCTCCACCAAAATGACGAACCCTGACCGCGTACGTTGACATATTATCCTCTGTATTGTATGGATACATCCGGTGATGAGTCCCTTTCTTAGCGGAAAACCTACGGCATATTCCGTGTGGATACGCTTTCGCCCTCTTTAATTTTTTATAACTTGTTTCCTTCCGCTTTCTCATTGATTAGTATCCCCCTATAATTTCTGCTTCAATAAAATAGTATAAGAAAAGAGAACTTCAATCAAGAAAAAGCATCTCACCTCCTTTGCCAATATCGACTTGCATATAAATCCCGGACCACACTTCAAAACTGTCAAAACTTATCGAAATCAGCCTGCTCAGCTAGCCTCCGATACTTCACGCCGTCGTTGGACTTCTCGGTCCAGATATCGAGCACGAGCCCGATTGTAACAAGGTCGAGATCCCGGATCGAGATCCCGACCTCACAGCATCGCAGAAGGAACAGCGGCGTGGTCATTTCCCGCTCACTTCTGCCAGTCCTTTTTTTGCCTGCACATCCGTCATCAGGTTGTCGCCCCAAAGCTCAAGGATCTGCGGAAGCACCTGGTAGATTGAGAACATCTCGAACTGATCAAGCCACTCATCGATAGTCTTCGGGATGGAAGGATCTGCATGATAGGCCATGATATAGGCTACATTTTCGAAGATCTCCAGATCGTCGATCTGCAGTTCCTCTTCTCCCTTCTTCCTCTTACTGTAGGACTTCTCTAGTTTGGACAGGTCCTTGAAGATGTCTCTCTTAAACTTTGCCCGGTAGAGCCTCGGCACTGTAGCTGAGGACCGGAACAAAACGTCTTTCCCTGAAATATTGATCGTCCGCTCTATCATCACTCTTCCTCCTCGATATCAGGAACGTATACCGACTGGTACCAGTTCGCGTATGTCGTCGCATCCGTAGTCTCGCCGGTCTTGGACTTCACAAGGCCGTCTGCCCTCGGATCTGCTGCGATCGTCAGCTTTTCGGTCCCCGGCTCGATAGTGTCTTCCTTGGTCTCCGACTCGATGGACGGACGAGAAGAGCTACAGTTGTACAAAACGTGGCGGATGCAGTTGATGTCTCCATCAAACTCAAAAAGCAACGCGAACTTCACACTCTCCTTAGTTGTGATCTTCTCAACCAGGACACCTTTCTTGTCCAGCGCCTCCTGCAGAATCTCCGTCCTGAACCAGTCAGGGATCAGAGCCATCTCCAAGTCACCGGAATAGCCGTTATTGGTCACAGAGCGGAAATACACGATACCGTCGGCATAAAACGGTGTAGACTCGCCTTCTGCATCCAGCGAAAGACTAACCGCACCGGGAATCGCCCTAGGCGCCGCATAGTTGTAAGAAAGCACGCCGTTCTCTTCCGTTTCAGTGAGCTTTGCGACATGAACGTTTTTCAGGTTGTATTTGATTTTATTTCCCATGTCTTAACCCTCCATTTGGAATGAATACAGGACCTCATACAGTTTCTCGGTGTCGATCCACACCTCTGACTTATCGTAAAAAATACCGTGCTCATCCAGCACGGCTTCTACCTGACTCTCCACCTCCGGGTCCTTTGCGTCGGTGTAAAGCTCGATATGCACATCATTTATCTTGTAATAGACCTTACCGTCTGCTGCGAAATTGTCGGTTCCCGGCAGCAGGTAAGTGATAAAGGGAGGATCAACGGCTTCGCCTTCTGCGAAATGATCATAAGCTGAAGGGATGTCGATCTCTCCGATAATCTCTAATAGTTTATCCATGTGACAGCCCCCTTATGATATCTGCTTCCAGCTGCTTCTCTCCAAGTTCTTCCGCAGGAGCAATATGTGGGAAAGCTCTGGTCCGGCCGCCATTCCTCTTGGCATGGCCGTGCTCGAGCAGGTGCGCCAGCATATAGCGGGATGGCGAGTAAACCGTTACTTCCAGTCGTGTGGACGACTCTCTGGTCTTTTTAGTCCTCCAGCTCTTGGCGTATCTCCCTGTCTGTACGGGAGCTCCCGCCTGAATCTCTTTTCGAACTGTCTGGCCAGCCTTCGTAACCGCTTTCTTCATAGTCTCTTCCGCCAGTTTGTTGTACTCGGTAAGCTTGTCCATGACCGCATCTGCAAGAGAGTCAATCGATACTTTCTTTCCCATTTCACCGTTCCTCCAGTTCCGCCTTAAACTTCCGGCTGTTCTTCCGAAAGCCCATATCATCCACATGGGTGATGTTGTAAATCCGGTCGCCGAGAAGGATCCTGTATCCCTTCGCTGTGACAGCAGCAGTCTCAGAGCAGTAGCGGACAGTAAAATCCATCCGATCTGTCTCCCTTGTCTGCGAGACTTCTCCACTCTCGTCACCCGACTGATCCGAGGCCGTTGCCCAGCAAGGAAAATAGTCAGTCCAGACGGATTTATGATTGCCAATGCGATCAGTCACCGTCTCGTTCTTTTGAATCATGATCCGGATATTAAGTCCTGCAATGTTCATCACACTACCCCCTCGCGAATGGCAAACAGAATGGAGCGTAGTGTCAGCGTGAGCGCGTGATGATCTGCTTCCTCCCGATGCTCGAAGAGATACCCCAGGGCATACAGAATCGCCACCTTCATGGTTCCTCGGATGGGAGTAAGCGACGCATCTTCCGTATCAGAATTTACTGCCGCCCACTTCTCGTCCGTAAGTCTTGCCACGTCAACACACATTCGCTCCGCTGCGGATAAAAGGACGCCGGTCATGGCATCCTCATCCGTCGAGTCAACACGGAGATAAGTCTTCGCTTCCTCTAGCGTTACAATCATCTCTTTCACCCTTTCATACAGGTGCGGCGCCCGTAACAGACACCGCACCGTTGTTCACTTTACTCCGATCAGGAAGACGCCTTCTGCTGCAGGACTTTGATCGCCTCAGGGAGGATAAGCTTCGCGTCCACACGCTTGCTGGCAAGGAACCCGATCTGTCCGTAGTCGGCGTATCTCTCGTTCAGGCGCTTGAAGGTGATGCCCTTTCTGTCACCGATCCAGTAGTAGGAAAGGTCGCCAAACATCACGGTCTTCGCTCCTGCCCCGAGAATGGGCATGTAGGCAGATGTGTACAGCGGTTTACCCAGGATCATGTCCGGCTCGCCATTACGAAGGCCAGGCTGCCACAGATACTGTCCCGTCTGGTCCTTCAGCTTTCGGATCGCCCTCACCGTGCCGTCATTGAGCACCCAGATCGCCTTCTTGCGGTACGGGGACTTCAGACTGTAGTAAAGATCGATCAGCTCATCAGCTGTGATCGCTGCCGCAGCAGCTGCAGTTACGCCTACCTCTGCGCCTCCAGTGGTGTGAAGGATACCGGTAGGTTTCTTGTTTCCGTCACCGACGATAAAGCCTTCCTCTTCCTTCGCACCGATGCGGCGAGTGAATTCAGCAGAGAAATATCTCTGCAGGTCAAAAGCAGAGTCATCCAGAAGCTCTTCAGAAACCTTGACGATGGTACCAAGCTTGTGGGCATCAATCTGCTCCTGCGCGAAGACATCATCACTTTCGCCGTAAGCAGCACCTTCATCGATCCAGTTCGCCACACCCTTGGTTGCAACAACAGGAATCTTGTGGATACCGTTGGATGTCGTAAACACATGCGCGTGGGCACGGATCACGTTGTCCTCCTCCAGCGCCTGAACCAGAGTCCTCTCAAACTCATCCGGGACGAGATATCCGCCTTCGCTGTCAACGCCCTCAGACAGGGCATTGCGGATCTCATAGGGTACGCCGTTCTTGGTCCTGACCTGATTCCAGAACGCATCCCTGTAAGCATCGGATGCCGTTCCAGTCTTTTCATCTTTCTTCTTGCCTTCCGGCTTTGTGGTGAGCGGTGCCATCAGAGGCGCTTCCATCTCGCGTCCCATGGCATCCAGCTTCTCCTGGCGATCAATCTCTCGTCCGAGATCGACGATCTCCTGCTCCATCCTCTCATAGGTCTGCGTATCCTCAGCGGAAAGGATCCCTTTCTCGTTACGGTGAGAATCCAGAAAGGCCTTTGCCTGTTCCCATGTTTTTGCTCTCTTTGTTCTAAGTTCATTTACCTTACTCATGATCGTTACCTCCTTAAGGTTTAATAAGGCCGAGTCTCTTTTCGAGCTCGGCAATCGGTGTTCCGCCTTCCTGCGGCTCTTCTGTTCCTTTGGCTGCCGGGATGACCGCAGCCAGCGCAGGTGTGACCTGGGATCTATTCTCCGCCGGCTTATAGCGGGAGATCATCAGGTTCATCAGTCGTGTTTCGGTCTCTTTTCCAGAGAAAGAATAAGCCGGCATCTCTGCCTGCACTCTCTTTTCATCCTTTAAGAGATCATCCGCAAAACCGAGCTCGATTGCCCTGTTCGCATTCATCCATGTTTCCGAATCCATCAGGTGGGACAGCTTAGCTCGCGACAGGCTTGTCTTGATCTCATAAGCGTTGACAATGCTCTCTTTAACCTCATCGAGCATGGCGATCGCCTTCTCCATATCCTCATGATTGCCATAGGCAAGTGTCATGGGATTGTGGATCATCATAAGGGCTGTAGGTGCCATCAGGACCTTGGTACCTGCCATCGCAATAACAGACGCGGCACTGGCTGCAATGCCGTCGATCTTTACTGTGATATCATCTTTATAGTCCATCAGCATGGAATAGATCTGACTTGCTGCAATGCAGTCTCCTCCGGGAGAGTTCAGCCAGATCGTCACCGGACCGGTCCCTGCAAAGAGCTCATCATGAAACATCTTCGGTGTCACGTCATCATCAAACCACGATGTTTCCGCGATCGTTCCATAGAGCTCAAGGACCCGCTCCAGTTCCTCTTCCCCTTCTGTTCCGACCTGATTCTTCCATTCCCAGAACCTCTTCTGTGTCTTCATCAGGGTCATCCTCCTTTTCTATGTCATTCGTGTTTTTATAGGCAGCACCTGCATCCATGAGGGGTACCATGTTTCCGTTTACGAGATACAGGTCTCCACCAAGTTCTACCGGAATCCGATCCAGATCCTCGAGCTGTCGGATGTCATTGGCACTCATCCAGCCGTTCTGTCTGGCAGTAGCATACCCGTTCATCCTGCTCGCGTAATCCCCACGAAGAAGCCCTTCCACGTTGAACTTGAAGAAGTAATCCTTCTTCTCGTCCTCTAACAGAAGTGCTCTGTGCATGGCCTGTTCCCAACGGATTACCCAAGGGTCCAGCGTGTACTTCACGAACTCAAGTGACTGCTGCTCAATATTAGAAAAGCTCGACTTCTCCAGGTCCCCCACCATATGGGGAGGCACTCGGAAAATTCGAGCTATCTCATTGATCTGAAATTTTCTAGTTTCCAAAAACTGTGCCTGCTCCGGAGAGATGGAAATCGGTGTATATTTCATTCCTTCTTCCAGAACAGCTATCTTATTACTGTTGTGGGATCCTCCAAAGGTCTGCTGCCAGCTTTCCCTGACTCGACTTGGATCCTTGATCGTCCCTGGGTGTTCCAATACGCCGCTCGGTGCTGCACCGTTTGCAAAGAACTTACTGCCATATTCTTCCGTTGCAATAGCAAGACCGATGGCGTTCTTTGCCATGGCTATTGGTGAGTATCCGACAAGTCCGTCAAAGCCAAGACCAGGTATATGCAGCACGTCGCTTGGCGATAGTCGTACCTTAGAATCCTTATTGATCGGAGCATCATCTCCGCTGACTGTATACTCGTAATAGAGCTGCCCCCACTCATCACGATCCACGTTCATCCGATCTGGCATCAGTGGATACAGTGCAATCACTTTTCCCTTTCCATTCCGTATGATCTGCGCGTAAGCATTCCCCCATAAGAGCAGATGGGTCATCAGTGTCTCCCGGAATACAAAAGATGTCATTTCTGGATTTGGCTCATCATGAATGATAGTGTAAATCGAATGATCCACTGCCTTTTCCGTACCGGTCTCCGTGTATCGGTATACATGAAGTGGAAGACTCGCCACTGCTTCTGATAGAATTCTCACGCAGGAATACACTGCTGTCATCTGCATGGCTGATCTCTCGTTGACCCTCTTACCGGAACTGCTACTACCCATGAAAAAGCTGTAGACACTTCCGGACGTACTGTTTTTGGGCTTGTCCCTTGGGCTAATACCCAGCCATTCTAATACCCCCATAACGGTTTTCCTCCATAACAAAAGGCCTCCCGATCTGTACCGGATGGCCTCGCAACTTTTCACACTATGAGCATATCACTTTTGAGAAGTAGAATCTTCCGCGATTTTGGACATCAGAATACGAGGAGCCCCCTCTCGTCGTAGACACTCCCCTGTTGTTTATGACGAATGCAGCGGTCGAGCGCCATGATCGCAGCAACAATACCGTCGATCTTCTCCGGCGATTTGGCCTTGGTGGGCTTGATGTTCTCTGCGGCATCACGGTCGACCACCACGTTGCCGCTCATCCACCGCATAACAGGATTTCCACCATGAATGATCTGTCCCTCCATGAGGAGCTTTAGAAATTCCTTCGTAGGAGGACTCATGTCCTTAAAGCCCTGACCGAATGGAACAACTGTGAATCCCATTCCCTCCAGGTTCTGCACCATCTGGACGGCTCCCCACCTGTCAAAGGCGATCTCCTTGATATGGTACTGCTCACCGAGTTTTTCGATGAACTTCTCAATGAAGGCATAGTGGATCACGTTCCCTTCCGTCGCCATGATGTATCCCTGTTTGTACCAGACATCATAGGGAACCGAAGCCCTCCGTACTCGAAGTGGAATCGTATCCTCCGGGATCCAGAAGAAAGGAAGCATGATGTACTTCTCTGTCTCATCTCTTGGCGGAAACATGAGCACAAATGCTGTGATATCTCCTGTGCTGGACAGGTCGAGGCCTCCGTAGCATTCGCGTCCCTTTAGAGCCTCCATATCGATCGGTATATTACCAAGATCGTAAATCTGCTCTGGAATGAATCTTGTCAGTGACGATACCCACATATTGAGGCGGAGCTGCTTAAACACGTTCTCTTCTGCCGGGTTCTCCTTGGCTTCGAGAAAGGCCTCGCGGACACGGTCGATCCGGATTGTCTGGCCGAGGGACGGATTTGCTTTGTACCAGTTCTCCTCATCTGTCCAGTCATCATCGTCTGTCAGGCCGTAGACTACCGGGTAAAAGGTATGGTCGATCCTTCTCCCGGTAAGGATATCCAGCGCCTTTGTATGAAGCTCGAAGCAGATGCTTTCCTTGTCCGTCCCTGCAGTCGTGATCAGGAAATAGAGCGGCTGTTCACGCGCATCGCCGGAACCCTTGGTCAGAACGTCGTAGAGTTTTCGGTTAGGCTGAGCATGAACTTCGTCAAGCACCAATCCGGAAACATTCAGTCCGTGCTTGGTGCCGACTTCAGCGGAAAGCACCTGATAGAATCCGGCATTGGAGTAGTTAACGATCCGCTTGGTCGCTGCTGCAATCTTTGACCGCTTCAGGAGTGCCGGTGACTTTTCCACCATCCTCTTTGCGACATCGAATACGATGGACGCCTGCTGCCGGTCAGCTGCAGCGCCGTAAACTTCTGCAGACGGCTCATTGTCGGCATAGAGGAGATACAATGCGATCGCTGCAGCCAGTTCGCTCTTGCCATTTTTCTTCCCGATCTCGACGTATGCTGTGCGGAACTGCCGGTTCCCATCCTCATCCACGATCCCAAATATGTCCCGGATGATCTGTTCCTGCCAGGGCAGGAGCCAGAACGGCTTTCCGTCCCACTTTCCCTTGGTATGGCGCAGGTTCTCGATAAAACATACAGCCCGGTCGGCTTTCGCCTTGTCATAGTGTGACTCAGGCAGCATAAACGGCGACGGTTTGTAATCCAAAAGCCTTGGATAATCCGCCGGTCTCTTTTCCCTTGGCATCAGGCATCACCTCCCAGCAGCGCTTCCATCTCATCCTCATTCCTGTTCCCGGTGGAATCCGCAATGATCCGTGACCTGGAGGAAGGCGTCAAGCCGAACTGCTCCGCAAAGCGGTTCATGATCTTCAGGTAGGTCTGGGCAATAGATACCTGGGGAACCTGCTGCCAATATCCGGACGGTGTCTTTACGATCGTCCCATGCTGCGTAATGAATTCCTCGGCCTCTTTCCATCTAGCATAAGCCTGGCAGTAGCCAGCAAACGCTGCCATATCCACTTCCGTCAGGATCCCCATCTGTTCCATTTTTTTCGCGAGCCGGCGCCACTCCTTTTTGGCTTCCGGCTCCAGCCACTTTGGACAGGAAGGCGCCTTCTTGTCTGGCCTTGGCTCATTATCATTCAGTTTCCGTTTGCCCGGATTCCCTTCCAGCACTTTCAATGCGGTGGGAGTGGGCTTTCTTCCCCTTGTCGCCATAGGCTTACCTCCTTCCCTGATGGCAATAAAAAAAAGACCTGCCGGTCTTCGCTACGAGAAACAGCCCGCTTCGGGCTGCACCTCTTGTTTCTCTGTTTTAGTCCTTACTACTGCATCATCGCCCAGGCAATCGCGTGGCCGTCATCCTCGAACTCGACCTCGCTGGCTTCTCTCAGCCCGATGATCCCTTCGCAGGAAAGGTCGTCATCCAAGTGCTCGTAAACCGCTCCGAAGTAGCTGGGCTGTCCCTTTCCGTTATAATAATGGCCTGCGAGGAGGATCCTGTCTCCGAAGGTAAGGATCTTGCTCCAACGGCTTTCGAGGTCCTCAGGTGTGGTGGGATTCGGCAGTCTGTAGGTTCTCATTGCTTTTTCGATCGTCATCTCTTTGTCCTCCGTTTTCTTTTCCTTAGCGAACCTTGCCGGTTCTGACTACTCTGAGCTTGTAAACCTCCTCGAAGGTTGCTCCCTTAAGGCTGATCCCGAAGGCAAGCTCGATCTGCTCCTGGGCTTCGAATCTGTTGTTTGCTTTTGCGCTGTAGGCTTTTCCGTTCTTCTTGAAGGTGTAGGTTGTGTGCATTTCTGTTTCCTCCGTTTGCTTTGTTTTCCCTTTCGGTATGTGTAGATTAACTCTGACGCACATATATATCCAGTTAATTCGGATCATATATGTGACAAAGATCTGCGGCGGAAAGTGTGTATATTTACACGAGCAAAAGGCCCTTCCCTGGGCCTCATGCCGTCCGGCTCCGCTTACCTTACCGCAATCAGGGCGATCGTGCGGTTCCTTCTGTAAAGGAGTGCGCTGGCGTCGCGGCAGCGATTCTCGATCGCTTCTGACTCTGCCTTCTGTTCTTCGGTTGCGTGCCAGGCAGCGCCGGGCTCGTCTCCGAAAACCTTGTAAGCTGCGCCCCAGTTTACGTGGTAGGAGCTGTTGCACTTTACCAGAATTCCTTCCTGCTCAAATGCTTTGACCTCCCTATCGATCTCGTTCAGCTCCGCCTGGATCGCCATCCTTACGAATGCCTTTTTGCAGTTCTTCAGGAGAATCTCCATCGCGAAATCCGCCTGTTCCTCGCTGCCGGTCATTTTGATGAGTTCCTGCTTTGTCATCGTCTTGTCCTCCTTTTTTATGCTCTCTCGATGTCTACCAGCCAGCTGGCTTCGGGGTGCTTCTCGCCGGTTGCCTTCTCTGTGATCTGCCGCTCTTCATCGATGTAGTGCAGGCCCTTGCCAACCTTGATCAGCCTGACCGCTTCGAATCCGGGAAGGTTTGTCCGGTAAACCTTGGCGTTTCTGCTCTCGCCGTCGTAGCTCTTTCCGTCCCAGCCGTTGAAGGTGAAGCGGATGCTCTCGCGGGTCTTTGTGAAGTGTGCTTCAAATTCCGCTCTTGTGATTGTGGTGTTGTAGTTTCTAAGCTCCAGGCTGTTTCTCATTGCGTATGCGTTCATGGTGTTCCTCCTCGTATGATAAGCCTAAGCCCCAGATATACAGGGTCTGGGCTTATCCTTTCTTTATGGTATAGTAGATCGATTATCTGGAGATTCTCTCCATGATCTCAACCCCTATACGGTTAATGAAT